GGGGCATGTAATTGACGCTGCCTTTGCCTCTGAGGTGCTTTATCAGGGCAAGACCTATGTTTATCTGGAAACGCATATTCTGAAAAGTGGCGGTTACACCATTACCAATCAGTATTTTGAGGAGGAACACGGCAGTTTGAAACTGCGGGAACTGCCGGCGGGGATGCTGCAATCCTTTGATACCGGTTCAGATATTCCGCTTTTTGCCGTCGTGCAACCAAATATTGTTAACAATTTAGAGCATCATGTTGGCCTGGGAATCTCTGTATTTGCCAATGCCATTGACAATTTGAAAGGCGTGGATCTGGCTTTTAATAATTTTTGCAGAGACCTGAAATTGGGCGGCAAGAAAGTGTTTTTGAATCAGACCTTGACCCAGACAGATCAAAGCGGCAATCTCATCACGCCCGATGATGTGGCACAGCAGCTCTTTTTGCAGATGGGAGACGGAGATCTGGACCAGGAAAAGTTGATTCATGAATTCAATCCAGACCTGCGCACCGAAGCCAACAAAGAAGCAGTGCAGGCCCAGCTGGATTACCTGTCCTTCAAGGTGGGCCTAGGTACCAAACATTATCAGTTTAACGCCGGCAGCGTAGTGACAGCCACCCAATACATGGGCGATAAGCAGGAGCTAATCCAGAACGCCAGCAAGCATTATATCGCGGTGGAGCGGTTTTTGCAGCAGCTGGTCCGCGCTGTGTTATGGGCCGGCAGAGAAATCTTACAGCAGCCGGTCAACCCCGATGCTGCGGTTGTCGTAAACTTTGAAGACTCCTACATCATAGACAAGGAATCGGAGCGGCAGAGAGACCAGCAGGAGGTACGGGACGGCCTGATGAACAAGTGGGAATATCGTGTCAAATGGTACGGTGAAGACGAGGCAACGGCCAAAGCCATGCTGGAGACACAAGCACAGGGCCTGCAGTTTGAGGAGTGATAAATCATGCTGACGCCGGAGCAATTAGAGTACCTGCCGGATAATCTGGTGCGGCTTTATGCAAAGCTGGAGGAAGACATCCTTGCCAGTATGGCAGCCCGAATCAACGCCAGGAACCTCTTCATTCCCGCCACAGACTGGCAGTTTCAGAAGCTGGCCGAGATGCAGAACAGCTATGACGATATCCTAAAGCGGTTGTCTGACGCCAGCGGCAAGACAGAAGCAGAGCTGCGGGAGCTGATGACTGCGGCCGCCAGCGAGAGCCTGAAGTATGATGATACCATCCACAGGGCTGCAGGAAAGTCCCTGCCGCCTCTCAATCAGTCTGCAGCGCTGCTGGCCACCCTGCAGGCCGGCATCAAGCGTACCAACGGCTACTTTGAAAATCTCTGCCGCACCACCGCCAATCAGGGCAGCAAACAGTTTGCCAATGTGTTGGACCGCGCCTATATGCAGGTAGTAAGCGGTGCCTTCACCAAAGAGCAGGCCATTCAAATGGCAGTGAAGGACTTGGCCAGCCAGGGTATTCATGCAGCCCAATATAAAAACGGCCGGAAGATGAGCCTGGAGGCGGCAGTGCGCATGAACATAATAACCGGCGTCAACCAAACCTGCGCCCAATTACAGCTGGAGCGGGCCGATGAGGCAGGCTGTGATTTGGTGGAAGTATCGGCCCATGCAGGCGCAAGGCCGGACCATGAGTTGTGGCAGGGCAAGCTCTACAGCCGCAGTGGGGAGCATCCCAAGTATCCCGATTTTGTCAGCAGCACTGGCTACGGTACTGTGACCGGCTTGTGCGGCGCCAACTGCCGGCACAACTTCTATCCCTTTTATGAGGGCATCAGCAAGCGGGCTTACACCGAAAAAGAGCTGGAGCAGATGAAGGCCAGAACAGTGCCTTACAATGGCCGGATGTTGACCGAATACGAAGCCAGTCAGGTGCAACGCAAAATCGAGCGCAATATGAGACGGTGGAAGCGGGAAAAAGCTGGCATGAAAGCAGCCGGACAGAGCACAGCAGAAGCCCAGGCCAAGCTGAGCCATTGGCGCAAAGAGATGGAAAACTTCACCAGACAGACCGGATTCAAGCGACAGTATAGCAGAGAGGAAATCTTTGCAGAAAGAAATCTGCAAAATCAGGGTGGTTTGCGAACATTTACACAAAACGAGTTGCGACAGGTAACAGCAGAACTTAATAAAATATTAAACCAGTATACAACTAAGTCGAGTATTTGGAATGGGAAAATTCAGATTCTTCCCGATGAACGATATGGCATGGATTGGGAAGGAACTTTGCAAACAGCGTTGCAATGTAGTGAAGCCATCATCATTCATGAGTTGCTACATGCACGGTCAATTTTGAAGTATGATGCAGAAACATATATACGAAACCGTTATATGGAGGAAGCTGCAGTGCAACTGTTTGCCAGAGAAATATGCCAAAAAGAAAACTATAGAATCACAGTAAGCGGATATGACGATCTTGTTGAGAAGTTGGTTGCAATAAGAGATTTGACCGGCTATAATAAAGATGAATTTGCGCGTGCTTTATTTGAGCAAGAACCGCAGAATCGAACAGAATGGTTACTGCTACAAGCGCGCAAGAACAATCTGACCTTAGGCAAGCTAAGCAAAGTGCAACAGTTACTGGAAGAAATTGAGGATGTGGCATTATGACGATAAATGAGTGGAAGGCAATACTAAGAAATACAGAGCAGACAGTAAAGGACTATCAGGAAGTAGCTGAAAAATATCGTACGTATGTCAATTCTTTGAATGAAGCTGAGAAGAAAGAATTCCTGGCAGATGGTGGTTGGTCAATTGGTGAAACTATTTTTATGATGCTTTCTGCGCTGGAGTCTGTCCAGAAGAATAATGATGGGATTAGGGAAGGGTGAATTACATGGACAATTTCAAAGCGATTTATAGAATCCTGTCCACATTGGAAAAAGCAATGGATTTGCCAGAATTTGATGTGGAACAGATTAGTGCAGCGGCGTTAGGAATTAGTGAAGAACGCTGGATGCGGTATCTGGAGATGATGCTGGATGTGGGATTGGTGAAGGGCGTGTCAATGCAGCGGGATATCACAGGATATTACAGAGTAGATGCCGAAGATATTAGAATTACGTTGAAGGGGCTAGAATATTTGCAGGAAAATAGTTTTATGAAAAAAGCGTATAAAATGGCGAAAGGGATTAAAGACGCAAAGCCATTTGTATAAATATGTGTTGGATGGAGCACCTGTATAGTAACAAAAGAAAAAGCCCCTGATAAAAGAATGATAGCGACAGGCTAAAGCACCCTGACCAAAAGGTTAAGGTGCTTTTCTTATACCCAAAATGAAGAGAAAGAGGAGTGTGATAAACATTGATAGTTGATGTACAAATCAAGCATATTGAGGAAGCATATCATCAACTCAAAGCGGCACAAAAGACTTTAGCCCAATTAGAACATCTTATCAATCTTTCCTACCAAGGAAATGGTATAGAGACCATGAAATGGTGTGTCGGTGGCGCGTGCTCCCAAACACAGGTGCAAAGCGACTTAGATAAGTATCTAAGCGCCATAAAAGTCCTGACACAAGGCTTTATCCCAAGTAATGGATGCCAGATTGCCGGTGGTGGCGGCACTGTAGGTACTAATGGATAGGACACCAAGTATCGTCTGGATTCAAAGTAGCGATTGTTTCGTCAACCAGAAATTCTGGAAGCTGGTGTTCTTCAGATAAAGAGATCTCTTGATTCGGAAGATACAAAATAAGCATTGTGTTGTTACGTGGAAATTCAGATAGAGGGGAGCCTGCAATCATTCTTTGTTTGAGGCTCTCCCATTCTATAGGATAATTCTGTCCTGACGGTAAATCCTTTGCAGGGTCATTGAGATAAACAAATTTATCATCAGCATAGGAAACCCAGGAAAAATGGCCACAATCACTAAACTCATAAGGATGATAATTGATAATCACTTCAACATTGTTATCAAGACATGCAGTGATTGTTCTTTGAGCGTCTTTTGCGGTAACAACATAACAATGAAATCCTAACTTGCGAGCATAAGACAACATTAGATTATTTCGGCAGCTCAACAGGCCATTAGGTAAACGGATAGAAACATTTTTGGTGAAATCTTTTAGGGAAAGTTTTTTACCAATTTTGTAGTACTTACAAATCATTTTTAGGCAAGCAGCTCCACAATTACGACCTGAATCGGACTGACGAACATGTGGGAGAATACGTTCTTGACTCATGAAATCACCTCCTCTCACCAATATTATAGCATACTTTTTACACATGCCCTGAGCTAAGGCGTAAAACTGGCTTATTTTTATTGCCGCAATTTTCTACGGCAGCGTTAAATTTCGCCCACCTGCAGGCGTAACAAGGCAGGACCGCAGCGAGGGGCGGTACCTCGTAAAAGATGAACGTAGCGGCAGAAAGGATAGCAATGAAACGAGAATTTTTGGAAGGCTTAGAGGTAAACGGCGTAAAACTCAGTAAGGATTTGGTAGACCAGATTATGGCGGAAAACGGTAAGGATATTACCGCGGAGCAGGGCAAACTGACTGCCAAGGAAGCAGAGCTCGCCGCAGCCAACAAAACCATCAAGGATTTAGAGGATGCAGCTAAAAAGTTTGAGGGCACCGATCCGGAACAGCTAAAGAAAGATTTGGCAGATTTGCAGAAAAAGTATGATACTGATTTGACGGAAACCAAGCGCAACAGTGCATTGGAGTTGGCTTTGGTACAGGCTAAGGTACGGGATGTGAAAGCGGCCAAAGCGCTCTTAAATTTGGAAGAAATCAAGCTGGATGGAGAAAAGCTTCTGGGGCTGGACAACCAGATGGAGGGGCTCAAGAAGGACAAAGCCTGGCTCTTTGAAGAGGAAATTGCTGGCGGTCAAAACCAGCAGCAGAATCAGAATCAAAATCAGCCGCAAGGCGGTATTCGGGTTCATTCCGGAGGCAGCCACGGCGGTAAAAATGAGCCGGACTATAACAGTATGAGTGACGCAGAATATTATGCTGCGGTATTGAAAAAGTAAAGGAGAGAGAATAGTATGGCACATGAATTTATTACGATTAAAGAAATTGCAAGACAGGCTTTGCCGAGACTGATTGAAAATCTGGTATTTCCCAATTTGGTATACAAGGATTTTTCCGATGATTTCAGCCGTAATTTAGGGGATAAAATTCAGATCAGAAAACCTGTTGTGCTGCAGGCAAAAGATTTTGATGAGGCAAACGGTGTAGAAACGCAGGATATCAAAGAAAGCTCTGTGGAAGTTCAGCTGAACAAGATCGCCACGGTCGATGTAGATATTACAGCCTTGCAGGGCGCGCTCAATATCAATGATATCAACCGTCAGTTTGTGGAGCCGGCGGCAGTGGCATTGGCACAGAAGATTAATGCAGATGGATTGGAACTATATAAGGACATTCCGTATATTTCCGGTACAGCTGGCACAACACCTTCCACATTGAATGATTTGGCCAATGTGCGCAAGGTATTAAATGCCAATTTGGTACCGACCAGTGGGCGTGTAGCCGTGTGGGATACCGAGGCGGATGCGAAATTTACCACCATCCCTGCCATCGTCAACGCTGAAAAGAGCGGTTCTACCGCAGCATTAAAAGAAGGATCGATCGGCCGCATCTTTGGGTTGGATAATTATTTATCGCAGGCAGTAAAACGGCATGAGGCAGGAAGTCTGTCGGCTGCCGTAAAACCGAAAGCTGCGACAGAAAAGGGTGCGGTCAGCCTGACATTGAGCGCGGATGCAGTGACCGGCAGCTTAAAGTATGGAGATATCCTGACGATTTTAGGCGATACCTATACTGTAATGGGGAATGCGACCGCAGCTGTCAATGAGATTACAGTATTGATTTACCCAGCGCTGAAAAAAGCGGTCAATACCAATACCGCTGTAACCATTGCGGCCAACCATACTGCCAATTTGGCATTCCATCCGATGGCCTTTGCGTTTGTGACCCGTCCTTTGGTACAACCGGCAGGGGTGGAAAGCTATGTCACCAGTTATAACGGTATTAGCTTACGGTTAACGAAGGGCTATGACATGAAGCATAAAAAGGAGATGCTTTCCATGGATGTTTTGTATGCCTACAAAACTATCTATCCGGAGTTGGCAGTGCGGGCGTTAGGTTAAAAAAGGGGGCCTAGCCGATGTATGACTACTATCAGAAAAGCTATGGCGGCACGCTGTCAGAGGAAGTATTTCAATCGCTGGCGCAGCGTGCTGCTTTCTACGTCAATCAATTAACCGGCGGCAGGGCAGCTAATAATCCAGAAAAAGAGGCTGTAAAAATGGCAGTCTGTGCAGTGGTAGAAGCAATGCACAGGCAAAGGGAAGGCGGCATAGTAGCCAGTGAGAGTGTGGGCAGCTGGAGCCGGACCTTTGCCACAGGCAATGCAAAATCAGAAGAACAGTTGCTTTACGAGGCTGCTATGCTGTATTTGGCAGACAGCGGCCTCATAACAAGGTGGTGTTAGCAATGCTGTTTCCCCATAGCTGTACAGTGTATAACCGTTATCGGGAAGGAAAAGAAGATATCTGGCAGCGCACAGTCCTGGAGAGCATTTTTTGGGATAATGTGCGGGGCCTGAACTCAAGGACGGGCGCAGTAGATCATGAGGATAGTGCTGTAATTATCATTCCTGCTGTCAACAGAAAAGGTTATCTTTCACCGAAAGAATATGTCAAAGTGGAAGATAAAGCTGGATATTGGACGTTGCAGCCAGGAGATAAGATTGTATTTGGAAAGATTCTTTATGAGATTGACGAAACCCACCGGCTGGCAGAGCTGGAAAAGGACTATGATGATGTGCTGAACATTACTAGGGTAGACCGGCGCATTTTCGGCAGTACGCTGGACCACTGGGAGGTAGGTGCAAAGTAATGGATATCGAAACAAGGCTTATCTTAAATAATCTGCAGACTATTTTGGCAGCTCGCAGTTTGCAGACAGGCGGTCAGGTACAGCAGTATATTGACAGCGAAGTTTTACGCTTAAGTGACCCTTATTTGCCGCACAATTCTGGTGGCCTAAAGGATGCCGGGATTGATGGAACAAAAATTGGCAGCGGACAGGTAATATGGAACGGTCCGTATGCAAGATATTTGTACTATGGTAAACTGATGGTGGGATCTAACGGTTCCTCTTGGGTCCGCCATGGAGAAAAGAAGCACCTGACAGATAAAAACCTGACCTATCAGGGGGCGCCCAAACGGGGAAGTTTTTGGTTTGAACGGATGAAGGCCGCCCACAGAAAAGAAATCTTAAAAGGGGCCGCCAGAATTGCAGGAGGCAGAACATGAAACAAAACAGCATTATCGGGGCAGTGCGGGAATATATCAGCGCCTGCCCCTTTTTGAATGAATTTGCCCGCATCAATGTAGAGTATCTGGATCATGAGACAGATTCCTATACGGTTGATGCCTTACCAGGGGAACCGTTGGTGCAGCGTTATCTGAATGGGGATAGTGAAAAGCAGTTTCTGTTCACCCTATCCAGCAGAGAAGCCTATGGACCAGATGTACTGCAGAATCTGGAGAACAGCGGTTTTTATGACCGCTTTGCTGACTGGCTGGAAGCGGAAAGCAGAACAGGAAACCTGCCGGAGTTGCCGGAAGGCAAAGAAGCATTATCTATCCGTGCAATCAGTCAGGGTTTTGTATTTCAGACAGAGTTAGATGCGGCTCAATATCAGATTCAATGTAAAGTATTGTATTATCAGAAAGGAGCATAAGTATGGCAGTAAAACAAAGACACATGCAGGCCGATTATTTAAATATAGCGCCGAAGGCAGAAGCAGAATTTGTCCTGATGGGGGCAGGATTTAAAACTTTAGATGAGAGCCCAGCGGCGCAAACCTCTAGTACCCGCTATATCAATGATAAATCGGCCAGTAAATCTATCAATGGTTATGACTGGTCTGCTGCTTTTGACATTGACCAGATTAAGGATGAAAAAGCAGTGGAATTTATCTGTAAAATCGGGAAAGAACACCTGACTGGGGAAGATGCAGAAACCGAATATATCATTGTGGATCTGACCCAAAAAGGGCAGGGAGAAAACAGCTATTATGCCCGCAAGTTTAAAATCGCAGTGGAGGTCGCCAGTTTTGCAGCCACTGATTATAAACAGGCCTGCACCGGAAATCTGTTGGGGATTGGCAGCCCTGTAATCGGGACTTTTGCTACTGACACAAGAACCTTTACAGAAGGTTTTACTGAGGCAACTGCGTAAGGAGGAAGCAGGATGTTGGAAATTAACGGTGTAGAATTAGAGTTTGATATTTTAGACGCAGATATTGCAGAGCGCTACAGCGCGGCGGGAGAAGAACTGCAGGCAAAACTGCAGGAATTGGATTTGGAAACACTTTCAGATGCGGAGGCACTCCGGCAGGAGTGTTATCTCGTCTTTGATTTTTTTGATGAAATCTTTGGCGAGGGCACAGCAAAAGCAATTTTCAAAGAAAGAACCAATCTGGGCAGATGTCTGGATGCTATGGACCAGCTGGCGGAATGTGCAGCGGCACAGCGTAAAACGTTTAATGAGAGAATGGGGAAATATAAACCCAATCGCGCCCAGCGCAGGGCAAAAGCATGTTTCTCTTGACAGAACCGTTGCCGGATACAGTAGAGGTGGGTGCGCTAAAGCTTCCCATAGACACAGATTTCAGGACATGGATTAAGTTAGAGACCCTGTTGCTGGAGGAAGAACTGAGCCAGGGGGATAAAATGATATTGGCTTTAGAGCTTATCTATCCCAATCCGGTACCGCCGTTTTTTATCGCAGAAGCGCTGGAAAAAATCTTCTGGTTTTATACCTGCGGGAAGGAAGTAAAGGAAAGCGAGGGCGCTGAGGATACAGAGGAAGGGGAAGCCGCTTTTTCCTATGAAGCCGATGCGCCCTATCTTTATGCTGCCTTTTTGGAGCAATATGGGATAGATTTGATAGATACCCCATTACATTGGTGGAAATTCCAGGCGCTTATGAAAGGGTTGAACCCGAATAGCCTGTTTGTAAAAATCATGGGATACCGAAGGATAAAACTCACAGCAGACATGCCGGCGGAGAAACGTGAATTTTACAGTAAAATGAAAAAACTTTATGCC